TGGAAAGACCTTATCTCAAATGGGGAATTGGCGGGCGGCCATGGGGCGCAGCTTCAGCCGCTTCGCGCTTTCGACGGCCTTGTCAATGGATTCCCGGAAATTCCGGTTCTCCTTTGTCGTGCCTTTGCCGCACACGTCGCCACGGTGCTTGTCGTAGTAGGACTTGGATATGCCACAACGTTTGAGGAACTCTTCCGCCCAAAGTTTTCCACGCTCGCGCGGCCTGATGGTCTGCGAAACGGAGAACACCATGTAGCAGACGCGCAGGTTCTCTTTCGGGCGTACCGCGACAGCGCGTCCGGTGAGCTTCAGGTTCATGAAGTACGCGAAGTCGCTGCCTGACACGTGTTCAAACTGGCAATCGTTGCACACCTCGTGGATGAACAGGCACAGGGCGAGATCAACGATGTCGATACACCCGGATGTCTCTTGCAGCAGCTCTGTTCCGGTCATGGCTTGTCCTCCTGCATCTTGTTGATATCGGAAATGATACTTCCGGCGATTCCTTTCAGGCGTTCCACCAGCACATCAAGGAACATCGGCTTGAAACAGTGCACGCAAAAATACCGGTCGCGTTCCTGCATCCACTCCTTGTATAAATGGTGCGCGTGCGCATGGGCTTCGTCATACTTCGCCTTTGCCGCACTGCATTCCGCATCGAGCAGGCTGTATTCTTCCGCATCCAGAGGCAGGAAGTCCAGCCGGTTGCTCGTTGAAGAATACTCGCGCCAGAGTCCGGTGGCGGTTGCTTTCGCTTCCTCGTGGCGGTGTTCAAAAGGTTTGAGATGTTCCCCGAAAAGAGATTCAAAGTCCACCGCCTGCAACGGTGTCCTGTCAAGGGACAGGTAGGTTTCGGTTTCCAAAAGCAGGGAAGAGGAAAAATCCAGAAGCCTTCCGGGATTCTCCTTTACCAGACAGACCGCCTCCTTGACAAGAAGGTTCGTGTCGCTGAAATCACGGTAGAACAGGGATAACGGCAGGGCTTCTCCAAAGGAAAAAACACCTTGCCGGCAAGTGGCGAGAAGCGTGTTCACTTCGTGCAGCCGTTGTGGAATATTTTGTAGCATGGTGTCCATAATCATAGAAACATTGTCATATATACAGGCATGTACAGCATATCGGCTTCTTTGCGCATGTCTTTTGTGTAAATCAGATATTTGTTCTTTATCCGCGCCGAAAATTTTCCACAGAAAGCATCCAACGAAGCGTGTGCCTTGTAACCGGAAGATTTTACCTCGACAGGGCTTACCTTGTCTTCATCTGCGATAAGGAAATCCACCTCGTAGTTGTGCTTTCCGCTGTCAGTGGGAAACGTGTAATAATACAATTCATGCCCGGCGGCTTTCAACATCTGTGCGATGACATTTTCATAGACATATCCGAGATCCGCGTTCAACTTGTCACTGAACAGTTTGTGGTAAATCGTGTTGTCGGTAAACTTCTTGTCCCAAAATGCGAGGGTAACGAATAGGCCTGTGTCCCCTACGAACATCTTGTATTTGTCCGGGGCTTGGTGCAAAGCCATTCCCGCGCTTGGGTCATTGGCATGGTAAGCCATATTGACCACCATTGACTCCTTCATTTCGGATATAAGTTCTGCCAGATTTGAATTGCGTGTGCCGTCAGTTGCTCTCCAGGTCAGGTATCTGTTGGCATTGCTTGTCAGCTGTGCGGGGATTTGACGGAACATTTTGGAAATGTTTCCGCTCTGGTCTATCTTGTTGAAATCATCTTCATACAAAGTGATGATAGACCGTTTCACGCTGTCAACCTTTTCCAAATTATTGGTTTCAAGATAGGCGGAAACAGCTTGCGGCATACCTCCGACAAGCATATACAAACGGAAGTCACGCATCAGTTTACGGTTTGTGGCATCTCCCAATGATGTCCTGCCGTTAAAACAGTTTTGAAGCAACTTTATCGTGGCCGTGTCTCCTAACGCCCACTTGAACTCCTCGTAGTCCATCGGGTACATATGGAGCTTCACTTCCTCACTCGGAATCAGGATATTCTTGACATTCTTGCGTATGGATATAAGCGATCCGGTTTCTATATAATCGTACCTGCCGTCTTTCACGAGATACTTGATAGCCTGCCTTGCCTTTGGCGCAAGCTGGACCTCATCAAAAATGATGGCAGACTTTCGCTCTTTCAATTCGGTTCCGTATTCAAGTTGCAAGCGCATGAAAATACGGTTCAAGTCGGACACGTCATTGAACAAGTCCCGGATTTCTGTAGAACAGGCAGCAAAATCCACCAGTATGTAGGTCTCGTATTCATTGGCCGCAAACTTTTCGGCTATGGTGGACTTTCCAACACGTCTTGCGCCCTGTATCAATACGGCTGTCCTGCCTTCATCCGTCCGCTTCCATTGCAGCAGCTCCTCGTATATTTTTCTTTTGAATATCATATAACTGTCTTTAATAGAGAACAAAGGTAATGTATTTTACGCTAATCTCAAATTGTTTTTATAGAAAAATTCCACTAATCTCAAAATCTTACCGATTAGAATAGGCGGTATTCTCAATTTGTTCATTTTCTACTGTACCAGCTTAAAAAAGTAGACTGATGCGGTGACAACAAGTTTGACACGAAGTATTACCACCATTGCTTAAACAAAGTCTTCTGAGATAATATTTCGTGCATAAAAAGTTGTCAATCAAAAACGCTATCCACCAGATTGACCGCTTCAACTTTCTTGCTGTCCACTATCTTTGCATAGATTTGGGTGGTCTTCACGTTGGAATGGCCGAGTAGTTTGCTGGTGGTATAAAGGTCTGCACCAAGCGTCAGCATCATCGTTGCGAACGAATGGCGGCTGGTATGGTAGGTGATTTTTTTGGTTATCCCCGCTGCCACCGCCCATTTGGCCAGCACCTTGTTTATATTGGGTTCGGCAGGCAGTCCGGCAAAGATTTTCAATTCATCCCCTTCGCCGTCCCTCTCGGGCAGCCAGCGGACGGCATGGCGGGAAAGCGGCAGGTAAATCGGCGTAGTGGTCTTCTGCATCACGGTCGATACCCGGTATTGTTCCCCGTCCAGAAAGATGTCCTTCCAACGCAAAGCGTAGATGTCGCTCAACCGCAAACCGCAGTAGCAGGAGAAAAGATAGGCACGCTTCACATCCTCACGGGGGCATTCCGTGTCAATCAGGGCTTTTATCTCGTCAATGGTCAGGTATTCACGTTTGGATTCCGGTACTTTGATACGTTCCGTGGGTGCAAGTGTCATTATCGGATTTTCCGGGATGACTTCGGCACGGACGGCGGCATTAAGCGCGGTGGAAAAGTAACCCACGTAATCCGCCGCACTCTTTGGGGAAAGCGGGTTGCCCCACCGGGTCTTGTAGGTATGCTGAAGCCAGTCTATGAAGCCCAGACACCATTCCTTGTCAATCTCCCCCATCTTCACCTTTTTCCTGTAAAGGGGAAGCAACCGGCAGACCGTCCGTAACAGTTTCCCCCCTCTTGCGCCTTTTCGTTCCTGTTCGGCAAGGTAGGTTTCCATCCAGTCGTCCAGTAGCATTTTGGAACGGACGGATGTCTTTTTCAACCCGGCCTTCGAGTGGGTCAGTTCGATAATGCGTTTTGACTTGATGGCCTCTATCGCCGCTTTGGTGGCACGGTTCTGTTCCTTGACCATGGGATTGATTTCGGGAAGCAGGTACAGCTTCAGAAACTCGTAACTACGCTTCCCGTCAACATAGATGTCGAGATAATAGGATTCCGAGCCGTCGGCGAGCTTCTTCGTGCGCACCTTTACCGGTTCCTTGAGTCTGGTTGGTTTCCTTGTTGTTGCCATATATAATAATGTATTTAGAATGCGTTGTCAACCAAGGCGATCGCATCGTCCTTTTTCTTGTCCACAATTTTCGCGTAAACCTGCGTGGCACGCACGGAACGGTGCCCGAGAATCTTGGAAACGGTATAGATGTCCGCCCCGAGTGTCAGCAACAGTACCGCGCATGAATGTCTGGCCGTGTGGAATGTCACGTTCTTCTTTACCCCGGCCTTATCAGCCCAGTTCTTGAGGCTGATACAGAGATTGCCTGCATTGGGAAGGCCGCCGAAAACAAGGTCTTCGGGCGCACAGTCCTTGCGTTCCGGCAGCCACTTTACGGCTTGGGACGAAAGGGGGATATAAACGGGGTTGGTGGTTTTTGTCATCACCACCGACACGAGCCATTGCCCGCCTGATATGGAGATGTCACGCCAGCGTAATTTCCGTATATCACTGATGCGAAGGCCGCAAAAACAGGAGAACAGGTATGCCTGCCGTACATGCTCGTTGAAGAATGGCGTGGCAATCATCTTCTTTATTTCCTCGATGGTCAGAAAATCCCGTTTGCTTTCGGGCACCTTGATTTTTTCGGTCATCTCCAGTTTGTACCAAGGGTTCGATTCAATCAATTTCTCACGTACAGCCTCGTTCAATGCGGTACGCAAGGTGGTATAATAGGAATGAGCCGTCTTGGGAGAAACCGGCTTGCCCCATGCGGTCTTGCAAGAAGAACGAAGCCAGTCGATATAATCAAGGTAGAACTGTTTGTCCAAATCACGGAGCCTGGCATCCGCACGGAACTTCAACAGGTTCTTGCGGGCGTTGTCTATACCGTTCAGGTCACGCGCTCCCCGGTGCTCGTGGTTTTTGCGGACAATGGCCAGCCAGTCTGACAACAACATGTCGGAAGATTTGTTTTCCGGCACTGCTTCCACCTTCGCTTTGAGCAGGGCTTCTGTCCGTTCACGCTGAATATCTTCCGCCTTGCGGAGTATCTGTGCGTTTTGCCGCTTTACTTTGGCGGATGTTTCCGGCATGAGGTAGAGTTGCAGGAACTCGTACTCATGACCGCCGTCCACACTGCGGTCAAGAAACAGGGATAAACGTCCGTCTGCCAGTTTGCGACGACGCAACTTGAACGGGGATTTCTCTATCAATGATTTCTTTTTTCTTCCCATTGTTTGTTAGTGATTTATATCCATATACAAAGATACGAAATAATCCGAAAATGAGTATCGTTTTCGGTAACAAAAATGGCGAATAATAGAGATTTTTAAGGAATACAACAGAAATCATTGTATTTTCATAATACATTAATAATCAATACTTAATAAGATTTTCAATACTTTTATTTTCCCTTATTTTCTATATATAGGCTAATGGGCTACGATTTACTGTCAGCAAATCTTGTTGGGTATGCTTACCATCTTCGGTCCAATCCAATGGGCGTTCTCACTCTTACCAAAGTGGGAAAGTTCTTGGGCGAAATGGCTCACGCGCTATCTGACAGTGCATTTCTATGGCGCGATGCTCTACTTCGTAAGATTGCAATATTTCATAACTCCCTGTATATCAATCACAATATACTGCCTATTTAGGACTGCGCAACAAACTTGCAACAAAAATATCCTAAAATGTTGCGTCTGTTTTCGAGAGAGCTTTCCGGTCTGCCAAAGCCTGATTACGGGAACGCAAATGTTAAATCCTCATTTTTCACTATGGACATTTGACTGGAATAACAATCCTCTTTTTATTCCCCGTCATGACAGACTTTTGTCCGGCTGAACCGACATATAAGGATGTGGCAAAAATAACAAATTTCTGCCGGATTACAAGCCTTTGCACAAGCGATATATATAAAAACCGATTAGCGATATTACCGGGTATTCATGTGACACAGAAGTATTGCAATCAACATAAAACATGCCACAGAATTGTTTGCATAACACACTGTAAAATACTAATATATAACACGTTAAACTATTTGCAGTCTCTTGTTTCCCGATACTTTTCGACTTAATTTTGTCCTGACGAATCGAAGCGAAAGCAACGAAAAACAAATAGTAGCAAAACAATATTTATAAAAAACGATTATGTGTAAAACAGAACAGAACCCGAACGAAACCGCCTTGCTCCGAAAGACGGTGGACGGGTTGAAAAAGGAGCTGGAGAACGTAAAGAACGTTGTCTATGCCGCAAAGGAAGTCCTTAATCTTGAGGAAGCGGCTCTATTCCTCGGTATTTCCAAAAGTTCACTTTACAAGATGACGCACAACCAAATTATCCCGTATTTCAAGCCCAATAACAAAATGGTGTATTTTGAGAAAACGGAACTATTGAAATGGTTACGGCAAAACCCTGTCGCCTCACAAGCACAGATTTCAGAGGAAGCGAGAGCGGTCATGCGTAACCTTGCAAGCAAAGACTAATTTTTTATCCCTCATGTATGACAGAAACAGAAAAAAACGATTTTTCTTTTGACGGTCTCCCACGGACAGTAGCAGAACTCCATGCGAAAATAGACCGCCTTACAGCAATGTTTGAGCGGTTCATCTCCTCTACTGAAACCAAACCGGAAATAATGACAGTGGAGAATATTGCCGCCATGCTCTGCAAATCTGTTTCCACTATCTACGCAATGACTTCCGAGCATAGAATACCTTATCGCAAGCAGGGTAACAAGCTCTATTTCCTACGCTCGGAAATAAACGCTTGGCTCTCGGCTTCAGTCGTGCCGAAAGACACCCCGAAGCGCAAACGCAAGCCGCATGAAAACGGAAAAACTAATGAAGCATTGCCTACACCGGAATGTATTACGGAAGCAGATACTGTCAAGAACGATACGGGTACGATGCAAGCCTTGTCGGAAAACCATGCCGAAAACGGCGTTGCAGTTTTGGAGCAAGAACAAGGAAATACCTCTTACTCTATCGAGCAAAGGATACACACAAGGAACGGAACAATACTTTTCGCTGTGCTGTTCACAAATGACATCGAGACCGCCGGAGAGAGAAAATTCGTCCAAACTGCACGTGAATTTCACGGCTATTGGAGCGACTTCGGGGGCGGCGGTTACATCTTCAACTCTCGGCAGGAGGCTGGGAATTTTGCAAAAACGATAATAGGGAAAGAAAAAGCAGACCTAATATCACCCCGACAAGCGATATTGAAACATGATGATTTGACCGCCGCTTATACGGAAAGCAAGCCACCAGCCATGCAGGGCGAACAGACCTTGTCTGATGGCAAATCCTCTTATATATAAATGGCAGACATGGCAGAGAGTGGCGCATTTACAGTGGT